AAGAACTGGCAGGAGGCGCATAGCGAGTCACGCCGCGAGCACGTGTGGAACCAGTACCGCGGCACGATCCGCAACCGGCTCGACGAGGAGGAGGGGTTCATCATCCTCGTCCATCACCGCGTCCACGAAGATGACCTCACCGCCAAGCTGATCGCCGAGCAGGGCAAGGACGAGTTCGGCGACGAGTGGGAGCTGATCTCGCTACCTGCTCTCGCCGAGGCGAACGACCCGCTCGGCCGCGAGATCGGCGAGCCGCTCGACCCCGAGGTACGGCCGATCGCGTCGGTCAAGTCTCGAGCCGCGGGCATGGGCTCGTACCTCGCAGCCGCTCTCGAGCAGCAGAACCCGGCACCCGAAGAGGGCACCGAGATCCTGCGGAAGTGGTTCCGTATCGACGGCGACGACCTGCGACCGACGAGCGCGGACGACGCGTGCACGTCGTGGGATCTCAAGCTCAAGGACAAGGAGACCGGCGACTATGTCGTCGGGCAGGCGTGGTGGCGGGTCGCCGGCGGCTACTGGCTCATGGATCAGGTCCGCGGCCAGTTCGACCACGCGACCACGGCGAACGCGATCGCGCTGCTCTCGGTCAGGCGACCGGAGATCAAGACGCACGTCGTCGAGTACGCGGCGGCAGCTCCTGAGGTCATCGCCGAGTTGCGCAAGAAGCGCCCGACGTACGAGGTCGACGACGACATGGCCTCGCGGCTCGGCATGAACACGATCGAGCGGGCCGAGGTCCAGGCGCTGCGCCGGCGAGGCATGAGCGGGATCGTCCCCAAGAAGGTCACCGACGGATCGAAGTCCGTCCGCGCCCGCACCTACATCGCACCGAACGCCGAGGCCGGTGACGTGCACCTGCTCGAGTCGTCGCCGTTCCTGAGCAAGCTGCTCGACGAGGTCGCGTCGTTCCCGAACGGCACGCACGACGACCAGGTCGACGCGATGTCGCAGGCGTTGCAGCGACTCTCGACCGGGCAGGGCTCGGCGACGGTGCCGACGGGGAGCGTGCCGCGGCCGTCGCCGACCGGCCGCGGTGGGGCGAGCACGCGGATCCCGCGTGGACCCGCCGCCGCAGGACGCAGACGTACCTAACCGAAGTTCGCTAAGATCGTCGCAGCGTCGGCGACCGTCGCCGCCGCTCTCCCAAGGAGGAACCGACGATGGAACGAGACGAGGACGGGTTCGCCGCTGCCAAGCAGGCTCGAGCCCGCGGCGCTCAACGGCTGCGAGATCTCGACAAGCCCGACGACGAGATCTCGGTCGCTCGAGATCGGCAGGCGCTCGAGGTCGCTCTCGACGAGGTCGACCGGCAGATCGCGTACCTGCAGGAGGGCGTCGAGTCGGTGCAGCAGCGGCTCGGCCCGATCCTGCGCGAGTCGTACGAGGACGTCATCGACGAGTGTGCGCAGCTCCAGCTCGAGCGCGGCGCGTCGCCGCTCGCGCAGCAGGTCATGGACCGGGCAGACACGCTCGGCCGGCTCAACGTGCACCTGCGCACGATGTACGGGAGGATCGACCTGTGAGCGCCGTCGAACGGAACGAGGTCGTCTCGTTCGTCGCCGGGTCGCTCTACGGCGAATCGCCGCTCTCGCTCGAGGACGCGGTCACTGGCGCGCTCAACCTCGTCGACCAGTTCGACGACCACGGATGGACGGTGCACGCCGACCGCGAGCCGACCGACGACGAGATCAAGATCGAGTTCGACCCGGCGATCGTGCCGAAGTGGCTCACGATCGGCAGCACGCAGTACGACGTCGTCCCGCGATCGGCGACCGCAGAGCAGCTCGCGAACCGCTTCGACGAGATCGAGAGCAGCGCGAGTCCGCAGGTCGGCAAGGACGACGAGCGTGTCGCCGAGACCCGAGCAGCGTACGACGAGCCCGTCGACGCCGAGCCGATCGACACGACGAACGACATGCTTGTCGGCTCACGCGGCCCGCTCTCCGACCAGACGTTCACGCTCATGCTCCCACCGGCAGCCGGCGAGCCGTTCTCCCGAGACAGAGCACTGCGCCTCGCTGCGTGGCTCGTCGCTCTCGCCGACCCGCTCGACGAGCAGTTCCCCGCCGTGCTCGATGCGGTGAGGTCGACGTGACCACGATCGACGTCACTCTCGACCGCGTCGACGCCGTCGTACTGCAGGCGGCGATCGAGGAGCTGCTCGACCGCAGTCTGCTCAACGGGCCGCACGAAGGCGCAGCGGTCGGCCGGTTCCGTCGTGCTCTGCGCGACGGGCTCAACGACTCGACCGACCGGCAGTTCGAGTTCCGCGTGCGCGTCCATCTCGTCGGCTCAGAGCTCCGCGACGAGACCTCGGCATGGGGTCGGATCCGCACCGCGGGCTCGAGCCTGCCGTTCTCGTTCCCGATCGAGCAGCTCTCGCGGCGGCAGCGGTGGGCGATCGCGCTCTCGCGGACGGGGTTCCTGTCGGTCGAGATCTCGGCCGGCGAGGTCGCTAGGTGATCGAACGGTGGCGGGCGTGGCTCGAGCTGCGCCGGCGACGAAGCGAGGCGGCGACGCGCTGCTCGTTCTGCGGCGAGTCGCTCCGCGGTCGCGGCATCCCGTTCGGCGACGAGCGGTACCCCGAGACGTTCTGCTCGAGCGGCTGCCAGGACGTGTGGGAGATCGTGAAGGGGATCCGACGGTGATCCTCGTCGCACCGTGGATGATCGCCGCGCTCTGCGGCTGGCACGCATGGGAGGCTGCACCGTGCCCCGCCTGATGTCCGTCTCGCTCACCGAGGAGCAGGTACGAGCCCGAACGAAGGACGTCACCCGGCGCATGGGCTGGCAGTACCTCAAGCCCGGCGACGTCGTCACGCTCTGCCGCAAGGTCATGGGCCGCAAGCCCGGCGAGCCGCTCGTACGGATCGTGAACGTCGAGATCGTCGACGTCCGACGCGAGCAGCTCTGCGCCATCACCGACGAAGAGGTACGCCGCGAGGGGTTCGAGTGGTTCTCGACGTGGGAGTTCGTCGAGTTCTACTGCTCGAGCCACAAGGGCTGCACGCCGACGACCGAGGTCACGCGGATCGAGTGGCGGTACCTCGGGTGAGATGGCGCGACCTGTCCTCGAGCGAACTGCGCCGGCGACTGCTGCAACGCGGCTGCGTCCCGTTCGTCGCGCTTGCCGCTGTCGCTCGCCGCGACCATCCTGACGGTGCGCAGATCATCGACCAGTGGCTAGGGAGAGCGTGATGCACGACGACGACCCGCTGCTCGACCGCTGCCCGTTCCGCGGCGGCGACTGCCCCGACCACGCCCACGCATGGCGCGCCGGGATCTGCCCCGACCCGCCGAGCGGAATCAACGCCCAATGGCCCGGCGCCGAGCCGAGCCCAACCCAAGGAGACCACGACCAATGAGCAAGTCCACCCGAGACCGAGTGCTGCGCCTGACCATGCGAGGCGTCGAGAGCCGCGAGATCGCACCGCACGCCGACCGCCGTGGCATCGAGGACGCGGTGCCGCCGTTCGTGCCGCACACGCCGATCACGCAGGCGCAGCTCCTCGGCGTGCTCGCTCGAGAGATCGACCGGGCGGTGCGGTCCGCGCTGCCGCGGTCGCTGTTCGACAACGCCGCCAGCAGGCGCCTCTCGATCGCCGAGTTCGGGTCGCTGGCCCGATGAGCGGCGAGGCACGGTTCGAGCTGCACCCGTACGGCGACGACGAGGTCGGGTTCCGGCTACGCGCAGCGAACGGCGAGATCGTCCACGCGTCCGAGGGCTACCGCGACTCGACCGACGCCCGACGCGGGATCGAGGATCTCGTTCGCACCGTCGACGCTGCTCGCTCGGCGGTCGCGTCGGATCTGCGACTGCGCGTGGTCGAAGTCGAGACGTAACCCGCCCCTCGTCGGCTGGCGACTCCTGTCGCATGGCGGGTCTCGAGCTGCTCGGTCGGACTGCCGAGAGAGCGAGCGAGACGAGTCGACGGTGACACATCAGGCGCCGGCCGGGATTGGCATGACCCGGCCGGCGTCGTCGCGTGCAACGACTTGACGTTGCGCCGCTACGGCGCGAGTCTGCGGTACAGACCACGACGAGAGAGGCGCAGAACATGGGAACGATCGCACGATTCGTCTGCACGCAGCGGACCGAGACCAGCGGCGGCGGGCCGACCGGCCGGTACAACGAGTCGCCCGACGACTACGAGCCCGGCCCCGATCAGGTCGCGGTCGTGCTCGAGCCGGTCCAGCGAGCGACCGACGACAACGTCGAGTGGTCGAAGTACACGCCGGTCGGCCGGCTCGAGATGACGATCACGAACCCCGAGGCGTACCGGCAGTTCGTCGTCGGGCAGGACTACTACCTCGAGCTCCGCAAGGTGCAGCCCGCGAAGGCGCGGAGCGGCTCGAGCGTCGTCGCTGATCCCTCGTCGTTCGTCGGCGCTCGACCACGCGAGTGAGCTGCTCTACGGCTTGCACGTCCAGTGCTGCCAGGAGTTGCCGCCGTCCTCGTACAGGAAGCGAGCGAAGCGGGCGTTCCAGAACGGGTCGTACACCGACGACCACGGCTGACCGGTCACCCGCTCGAACGTCGACGGCCAGCCCTGCCACGACCTCGAGCCACCGTGGATCTGGAATAGGCCGTGATCGTTCGTCGGCGAGACCGCGTGTGGATCCCACCGCGACTCGCAGCCGACGACCGAGCGAGCCTGCTCGAGCTGCGCCGGCGAGTCGGAGAACCAGAACGCGACCGCCTGCTCGGGCGTGCACGCGCCGAGCGATGCGACGAGGAGCAGACCGGCGACGAGTCGGGTGAGATGTCGGATTGTGCGCATTCCGTAACACTAACCGAAGTACGCTACGCGGCATGAGAGAGGCCACGTTCTCGACTCGAGTCGCAGCGAAGCTCGCCGGCGCGACGTACCGGCAGGTCGACTACTGGTGCCGCACCGGTGCTCTCTCGCCGCTCAACAACGGCGCCGGCTCCGGTGGCGGTCGGGCCCGCAGGTTCACGCTCGACGAGGTCTGCGTCGTCGCCGTGCTCGCAGAGCTGTCGCGTCACGGCGCGACGTCCGAGACGTGGCCGATCGTCGCCGCGTGGCTCTCGATGCCGGTCGAGCTGTGGCCCGACCTCGTCTGCGTCACCGCCGACGGCGAGATCGTGACGGGGCTGCGCACCGGCTGGCTGCTCGACCTCGCCGAGATCCGCTCGAGCGTGTTCGACGACGTCGCGGCGCGCGCAGCGCGGGAGTAGCGTGCGCGCGCATGGCTGCTCCGCTCTCGCTCACCCGTGCCAACGTCCAGACCGCCGACACGCGGTATGAGCGGGCGAGCATCGTGATCCGCTCGAACCATGCTGTGATCCGGCAGGGGCGGGAGGTCGTCGCCGAGGCCGACGTCGTGCGCGTGTCGCAGACGAGCAGGCGACTGTGGGAGGTCGAGCTGTCCGACGGCTCGACGTGGTCGATCGAGCGAGCCGCAGGTTGCGGCTGCGGAGGAGGCAGGTAGCCATGAGCGAGCAGATACCAGGCCCAGTCGGGAACGTGACCGCACCGAGGATCCCTCGAGGTCGCACAAGCGACGACGACGAGCGTGCGCAGGAGGCGATCGACCGGGTCGGCGGTGTCGTCGGCGAGTACCACCGCGAGAAGGTCAGCGAGGCCCGCGTGCTCGGCTTCGCCGCCGGTGTCGTCGTCGGCATCGCGTGGATGCTGATCGTCGGCGCGGTGGCGGTCTACTGGTGACCGCGTCGATCGAGGTCACCGCGCCGATCGCCGAGGGCTCTCTCGTCGTCCTGCGGAACGTCGAGTTCGAGGTCGACGTGATGGCCGAGGTCGTGCAGCAGATGCAGGTGCTCGCCGGTCACGACCGGTTCCTCGTCATCGCTCTGGCCGGCGACGGAGATCTCGAGACATGGGGACCGGACGACAACCTGCGCGAGCGCGTGCTCGAGCTGCTCGAGGAGTCGCAGCCGCAGCCGCAGCGGCCGACGCCGCCACCGCGGCCGGGGTCGAGCGCCGCAGGATGGCAGGGCGGTCGCGGTCAGCGGCCGACGCCGCCACCGAAGTCGACGTGACACCGCTCGAGCTGCTCGTCGACGCGGTCGCCGCGTACCGCCTGACGAAGCTGGTCACCGACGACGAGATCACCGAGCAGCCCCGCGCCGGCGTGGTCCGTCGATCGTTCGAGGCGAACGGGCTCGAGTACGACGGCGACGTCGACGAGACCGCTCTCGACGTGGTGCAGCGGTACCGCGCAGAGCACGGCCTGCCACCGAAGCTCGCGACGCTCCTCACCTGCAGATGGTGCGCCGGCGTCTGGATCGGCGCCGGCGTCGTCGCTGCTCGACGTGCTGCGCCGCGTGCGTGGCAGCCGCTCGCAGAGGCGCTCTCGCTCGCTGCCGCGGCGGCGTTGATCGCGGGACTCGAGGACTGACCGCGGGTACCGTTCGCACATGAGCGGCGAGACCGAGGGCGATCCGAGCGGGTGGACGATCGACTCGCTGCACCAGCACCTGGCGCGCATGTCCGACGAGCGCGACCGACGCTACGAGCAGCGGTTCGATGCGCAGCAGCGGGCTACCGAGATGGCGCTCTCGGCGACGAAGGAGGCGGTCCTCAAGGCAGAGCACGCGTCCGACAAGCGGTTCGATGGTGTCAACGAGTTCCGTGCGCAGCTCTCCGATCAGGCGGCGATGCTCATGCCACGGATGGAGGCCGATCAGCGGCTCGCCGCGCTCACCGAACGGGTCAGTGACCTCACGACGGTCGTGACCAAGATCCAGGGTCGATCGTCGGGGATCGAGGGTGCGTGGGGCTACCTGCTCGGCGCGGTCGGGCTCGCCGCCGCGGTGATCAGCATGGTCGTCCGATAGCGCGTCACTCCCGCGGTCACCGACGGTGACGTAGCCTGCCTCCGATGGCACGGCGCTCGCGACACTCCGAGGCCCGCGTACTCGTCGCAGCGGCGACGCGGGTGCGGCTCGACGACAAGAAGGCCGTCCAGAAGGCGGCGGGCAAGCGGCAGGACTGGCAAGACGACGCGTGGGCGTACTTCGATCTCGTCCCCGAGATCAAGTATTCGACGTGGTTCCTGGGGAACGCGATGTCGAAGCTGCGCCTGTACGTCGCGACCGCCGACCCCGAGGACGACACGGCCGCGCCGATCCCCGTCGACGACGATCGGTCGGAGATCTCCGAGGCCGTCGCGGTGCAGGCGATCGCAGAGCTGGCCCGGCTCGCCGGTGGTGGCGGTGGCGTCTCGACGATGGGCGAGATCTTGCGCGAGGCGAACATGAACCTCGAGATCTCCGCGGAGGCGTGGCTCGTCGGGCGCGGTCAACGTGTCGACGCCGAGACCGGCCGCGAGATCTCGCCCGAGCGGTGGGAGATCCACTCGGTGAGCGAGGTCCAGGCGAAGTCGACGAAGCTCGCCGACGGACGGACCGCGACGCTCGTCGTCCTGAGCGGGCCCGACGACAAGAAGGGCGAGCCGCTCGACCCCGAGCTCGACACCGCGATCAGGTTCTGGCAGCGGCACCCGCGGTGGGGGAACCTGCCCGACTGCGCCATGCGTGGCGTGCTCGACGAGTGCGAGACGCTCCTCGTTCTCTCGAGGCAGGCTCGAGCAGAGTCGCGGTCGCGGCTCCCTGCCGGGATCCTCGTCACGCCGAGCGAGTTCGACTACGGCTCGACCGAGCCCGGCCAGGACGACGACACGGCCGAGGGTGATCCGTTCCTCAACGCTCTCGTCGTAGCGATGACCACGCCGATCCAAGACGAGAGCAGCCCCGCGGGTCTGGCGCCGATGCTCGCCCGCGTGCCGTCCGCGCCCGGCGACAACCTCGCGCAGCGGTTCTTCCACATCGACCTGAGCCGCAAGACAGACGAGGCGCTCGACGCTCGGATCAAGACGCGGATCGAGCGGATCGCTCGAGGTCTCAACCTGCCCGTCGAAGTCGTGATGGGTCATCAGCAGACGACGTACGCGAACGCCGAGCAGGTCGACCAGAACACCTTCGACGACCATCTCGAGCCGCGAGCGATCCTGCTCTGCGACATCTTCACCGGCGAGTTCCTGCGCGCGCAGCTCCGCGAGGCGTTCGCCACCGAGGCCGACGGCGGCACGGTGCCCGACGCGCTCGAGGACGAGATCCGGCGCGTGTTCGTGTGGTACGACCCGACGCAGCTCGTCGCCGAGCCGAACCTGTCGGAGAGCGCCGACTCTGCGTTCGATCGGTTCACGATCAGCGACGCCGCGTACCGTCGAGCGAAGGGCTACGACGAGACCGACGCACCGGAGCTGCTCGAGGTTCTCGCTCGAGTCGGTCTGCGCCGCGGCATCTTCACCGCCGATCTGTCGAAGGCGCTCGTCGAGTTCCTCGGCCAGCCGATCGAAGTGGAGGAGAGCGCCGACGCGCCCGATCCCGACGCTGCGGTCGACGAAGAGGCGCAGGCGGCGTTCGTCGACCTGGCCCGCGTGCTCCTCGCCGCCGACATGCAGCGGCGCGCCAAGGCGAACGGCACGCCGGCGCCCGCGCTGCCGTCGATCCCCGCTCTCGCCGCGGCTGCCGCCGAGATCGTGATCCCACCCGAGGACAATCCCGGCCGGCGTCTCGTCGACATCGACCGCGAGCTGCGGTCGCGGCTGCTCGTCCTCGCTGACCGCACGATGGCGCGGGCGCTCGAGAAGGCCGGCGCGATCATCAAGTCGAAGGCACCGCAGACCCGAGATCTTGTCCGCTCGGTGCCGAACGATCGGGTCGGCGCGACGCTCGGCCGCTCGCTGGTGGCGAACGCAGGCATCAACCCCGAGGAGCTGCTCGAGGGTGCGTTCGACGCGATGGAGGAGCAGTTCATGGCGTGGGGTGGGCACGCGCAGCAGGAGGCGCTCGAGCTGGCCGTCGAGATCGCGGGCGGGTTCCCGGCCGCAGAGCGCGAGGCGCTCAAGCTGCGGCAGGCCGGCGATCTCGACGAGGCGTGGGCGTGGGCTCGAGAGACGCTCGAGGCGCAGGCCGCGGCCCGGCTGTTCGATCCCGAGTCGTTCGTCGCCGAGATCGGCGAGGTCGACCCGAACCTGCGAGTCCAGGCCGGCATCATCCGGCAGGCGATGACCCGAGCGGGTGGTACCCGCGGCGTCGAGACCGGCGGCAAGGGCGAGGCGTGGGTGTCGACCGCGAACGGCGGGCAGCGACCGGCCGGTGGCATCGGGACGGGCGAGCTGATCCGCGAGGCGCTCGAATCGCACGACGTCGAGGTCGAGGCGTACCGCTGGATCTACGGGCCCGCCGCACGCCGGCGCCCGTTCGAGCCGCACCTGTCGCTCGAGGGTGTCGTGTTCCAGAACTTCGACGACGAGGTACTCGCCAACCACGAAGGGTTCCCCGCCCTCCCGTACTACCTGCCCGGCGATCACGCCGGCTGCCTCTGCGACTTCGAGCCGGTGATCGTGCCGCGCTCTGAGCTGTCGTAGGCTCGCGACCGACGAGAAGGAGACCGCATCGTGTGGAGCATCCAGCAGACCGAGAACGGCTGGGAGGTCCGCGACGGCGAGGGCAACGTGCTCGGCGTCGCGCATGAGACCTACGATCAGGCGCTCGCCGTGATCGCCGATCTCGCTCGAGAGGCGCTCGCCGCCGCCGAGTCGAGCGGCGAACTGGCCGAGGGTGACGGGCTCCTGCCCGAGACCTGGGTCGACGTCGACGGCATCTGCTTTTCGGAGGAGACCGGCGACGGCCGCGACTTCACCGCGTGCGACTGGACGTGGCGCGACTCCAACGTGTCGCTGCTCCCGCTCATGTTGCAGACGCAGACCGAGTACGGCCACTTCGGTGCCGAGCTGGCCGGCTTCATGGCAGAGCTGTCGCTCGACGAGGCCGGCACGGTCCACTCGACCGGCCGGTTCTACGACTCCGAGCACGGCCGGCAGTTCCGCGACATGCTGCTCGGCGGTCGCCGCTTCGGTGTCTCCGTCGATCCTGGCCGGGCCGAGGCCGACTTCGAGTGCACCGAGGTCGACGAGGACGGGTTCTGCGTCGACGGGATCCTGCGGTTCTCGCAGTACGAGGTCATCGGCGTCACCGGCACCCCGTTCCCCGCGTTCGAGCGGGCAGCGATCCAGCTCGCCGGCGCCGCAGCCGAGAGCACCGACGACGACGAAGAGGGCGAGACCGACGACGAGGAGCAGACCGAGGAGACCGAGACCGAGGAGGAGACCGCCGCCGTCGCCGCGTCGGCCGCGGCCACCGTGCCGGCGCAGCCCGCGACGGTCATCGTCCCGTCCCGCCCGCCTGCCGACTGGTTCACGAACCCCGGCTTCGACGAGCCGACGCCGCTCACGATCACCGACGACGGCCGCGTGTTCGGGCATCTCGCCGCGTGGGGCACCTGCCACGTCGGCAGCGAGCGGATCTGCCTCGTCCCGCCATCGACCGCCTGCTCGTACGAACGGTTCCTGATCGGCAACGTCCCGACCGCGGACGGCTCGACCGCGGCGACCGGCGCGCTGACCTGGGGGATCGAGCACGCCGACCTGTCGCTCTCCCTGATCGAGGCGCAGGCGCACTACGCGAACAGTCGCCACGGCTGGTCCGACGTCATGGTCGGCGAGGACGATCACGGCATCTGGACGGCGGGCGCGCTGCGGCCCGGTCTGACCGTCGACGATGTCCGCATCCTGCGGGCGCTCGCTCTGTCGGGCGACTGGCGCCACGACGCTCGAGTGCGGAACCTCGAGCTCGTCGCAGGGCTCGCGGTGAACGTGCCGGGGTTCCCGATCCCGCGGGCGGTCGTCGCATCCGGTCGGACGATCGAGCAGCCCCGCCCCGCAGCTCACGTCGGTGGCGGCTCGGTACAGACCGCTCTCGTCGCCTCGGGGCTCGTCATCCCGCAGGCGCTCGCTACCCGTCGAGCGGCCGACTGCGGCTGCGAGGAGAGCGACGGGGAGCGTCTCGAGCGAATCGAGTCGATCCTCGCTCGTCTCGATCGACGGACCGCGCATCTCACTCGAGACGCGGCGGCGGCGCTCCGCTCTCGGCTCGAGAGCGACGAGGTCGTCGTGCGCGACGGGACTGGCCGGCTGCTCGAGCGCCTGCGCCGCTGATACACCAAGAGGCCCGCCGAGCGCCTCGGCGCCGGGCACTGTGAGGAACGACCCCCGTCTCGGCCGGGGGTCGTTCCGCGTCTGCGCGCGCACGATGCGTGACTGCGCGCGTGGTCCGCGTGTACCGTTCGGCTCGAGGACGAGGAGCAGGCCGGCACCTAGTGTCGGTGCGAAGCCGGATCGCATAGCGACCATCGCAGCCCCGAGGTCCATCACCAACAACTCCGTGATGACCCCGAAGGGACCAAGACGATGGAACGACTGGCAGAGCTGCTCGAGATCTTCAACGACGAGGCGCGCCGCGCCGAGATGAGCGCCGAGGAGCTGACCGAGCTGCTCGGTCTGCTCCGCGAGCAGGCCGACACCCTGCTCGAGGGTGAGGTCGACGACGAGATCCTCGCCGAGCTCACCGAGATCGCCGAGAGCGTCGAAGCGGTGCAGACCGCGATCGACGCCGAGGCCAACGCCGAGGCCGAGCGTGCCGCGAACGCGCAGGCGCTCGCCGACCGCATCCGCGGTCAGGCCGACGGTGACGGCGAGGGCGACGACGGCGAGACCGAGGACGATGGCGGCGAGCCCGCCACGACCGAGGGTGACGGCGACGAGGACGAGGGTGGTGAGACCACGACCACCGAGGACGAGACCGAGGGCGCAGAGCGGCCCGAGGCCGTCGCGGCAGCGGGCGCCACGCGTGCCCCGTACACGCCGCGGGTCACTCGAGTCGCTGCTCGCCGCCCGCAGACCGAGATGGGTCGGCAGCGTGCCCGCGCCGAGTCCGCTCGGCAGCCGATGTCGCTCGTCGCGTCGGCCAACGTCGGCGCCGCAGACATCAGCGCGGGCGACCGCCTGAGCGACGCGAGCGATCTCGCTGCGGTGTTCCTCGCCGCGTACGAGGGCTCCGCGGGCTACCGCGGCCCCCGCGCCAAGGTGCGGGTGGCGACGGCCGGCTCGCGCAACGTGCGTGAGCTGTACGGCGAGGCCCGCACGCTGACCCGCGACCCGATCGGCAACGAGCAGCGGATCGCCGCCGTGACCTCGCCGCAGGCGCTCGTCGCCGCCGGCGGTCGCTGCGTCTCGAGCGAGGTCAACTACGACCTGCCGGTGATCGCCGGCTCCGAGGCCCGCCCCGTCCGCGACGACATGCTCGTCCGGTTCGGCGCTGACCGCGGCGGCGTGATCACCCGCACGCCCCCGATCCTCGCCGACCTGGTCGGTTCCGACGCCGTCGGCATCTGGACCGAGGAGAACGACCAGAACCCCGACGACCCGGCCACGAAGCCGTGCCTCACCGTCGTCTGCCCCGACGACGCCGAGACGATCGTCGACGCGATCACGAAGTGCCTGCAGTTCGGGAACTTCCGAGCCCGCTTCGATCCCGAGTCGGTGCAGGCGTGGACGGACCTGGCCGCGGTGCACCACGCCCGCACCGCCGAGAGCCGGCTGCTCACCAAGATCGGCACCGGCTCGACGCAGGTGACGAGCGGGCAGCTCCTCGGCGCCACCCGCGACGTCCTCGCCACGATCGACCGGGCGCAGGCCGCGATGCGGTCCCGCCACCGTCTCGACCGGGCGATCCCGCTGGTGTTCGGGTTCCCGTTCTGGCTGTACGACATGCTCCGCACGGACATCGCTCGGCAGATCCCGGTCGGCACGCTCGACGAGACGCTCGCTCTCGCCGAGGCGCAGATCGACCGGTGGTTCGCCATCCGCAACGTCCGTCCGGTCGGGTTCCTGGACGGCGAGGCCGGGCAGATCTTCGGTGCGCAGGGCGACGGCGCCCTCACCGGGTGGATGTCGACGGTCGTCACCTACCTGTACCCCGAGGGGTCCTGGCTGTTCTTGGACGGCGGCACGATCGACCTGGGCATCGTGCGCGACTCGACGCTCAACTCGACGAACGACTTCCAGATGTTCGCCGAGACGTTCGAGAACGTGCACTTCAACGGCGTCGAGTCGTACCGCCTGACGATGGACCTGTGCCCCGACGGCGCCGTCGCCGGGACCGTGGACATCGACCCCTGCAGCACCGGCTCCTGAGCCGCCGCCGCCGGCGCCTGACCTCGAGCAGGCGCCGGCGGCACCCCGCCACACCTGAATCCCCGCCGACCGAACCAGGGAGCACCGCAGATGGTCGTCCGTACCGCAGTCGAAGCAACGCCGGCGCAGCCGCCGCGGTACGGGCTGCTCGTCGCCGCTCAGACGCAGATCGGCGACGCCGGCCGCTGGCAGTTCGGGGTCTCCTGGGAGCCCGAGCAGTGCGGCACGTCGGGCCGCGAGGCGGTCGACTGCATGGGCAACACGGACGCGATGACCGCGAACGGTTCGCCGGGCACGCGCACCGGTGACCCGTTCATGGTCTACGCGTCGGACCGCTGCTCGCCGTTCGGGTTCCAGGCTCGAGACTGGGCTGCTCGAGCGACGCGGCAGCTCGAGGCGACGCAGTCGTTCGAGGTCGCCGACGAGCTGTGGTCGGGCTCGCTGCGCGACGCAGCTCCTGCCGAGGCGCAGCTCGGCGACAACCCGGCGCTGACCGACTCGAGCAGCGACACCGTGACGAGCGGACCCGCCGACCCGATCGACGCGCTCGCATGTCTCGAGCAGGCGCTCTCGACGTGCAGCCGTGGCCGGCGCGGCATGATCCACGCGACCCCGCAGACGCTCGTCCACTGGGTCTCCGCGCAGGCGGTGCGACTCGAGGGCGGGCAGTACCTGTCGCCGCTCGGGAACATCGTCGTCGCCGACGCCGGCTACGACGGCAGCGGGCCCGGTGGCGTCGCTGCCGGCGCGTCGCAGTGGGCGTACGCGACTGGACTGCTCTCGGTGCGGCTCTCGACGCCGCAGCTCATTCCCGGCGATCTCGCTTCGGCGCAGTCGATCGCGCAGGCGCTCAACCGTGCCGACAACACGCTCGACGTGTACGCAGCGCGGGTCGCTCTCGTCCAGTGGGACGAGTGCTGCCACATCGCCGCCGAGCTCGACCTCGCAACCTGCGCGATCGCAGGAGCGTCGTGATCCTCCACCGCCCCGCCCATCTGTCCTACGCTCGACCTCGAGCAGCTCACCGAAGGAGCAACACCCATGGTTGACGTAGCACTTCCGCAGCTCCACGCCTGCCGGATGCGCATCGCGAATCTCGACGGCGCCGGCGTCCCGAACCCCGGCGCGGAGAACCTGTACGTGACCGACGCGCTCGTCCAGTTCACGTTCTCGCCGGTGTACGAGGACGGCGACGAGATCACGGTCAAGAACGCGTGCGGCGAGACGTGCGTCGACTACCGCGGGCCCGACAACCTGCGGCGCGGCGACTTCAACCTCGTCATCTGCACGCACGACCCGTTCCTGATGGCGATGCTCGGCAACGGTGACGTGCTCACCGACGGCGAGGCGATCGGCTACGCCGGCCCGGCGATCGGCCCGGTCACGGGGAACGCGATCTCGATCGAGCTGTGGACGAAGCGGATCAACGGCGGCGATCTCGATCCCGACTTCCCGTACGCCCGCTGGGCGCTGCCGAAGCTCAAGAACCTCCGCGAGGGTGAGCACCAGTTCCAGAACGGCGAGAAGTCGCCGGCGTTCTCGGGCCAGATGTACGAGAACACGAACTGGTTCGACGGCCCCCTCAACGACTGGCCGGCCACGTCGGACCGCATGTACCAGTGGATCCCGGTCACCGCCGCGGATCTGCCGGCTGCGTCGGTCGGTTACCAGGAGCTGGCCGCGTCCTGATCTCCGCTCGGGTGCGGTGAGCTGGTTCGGCCGGGGGTTCGCCCCCGGCCGTTCCGCGTCCGACGTAGGCTCTGACGCATGGCAGCACCGACGACGAGCGTCTGCGCACCCTGGGCGACCATCGCGGACGTCTGCTCTCCGTGCGACGACTACGAGTTCGACGTCGCGCTGCTCGAGGACAAGCTCGCGATCGCGTCGGACTTGCTGTTCGATCTGAGCGGGCGACGCTGGGCCGGCGAGTGCGAGGAGACCGTGCGCCCGGTCGTCGGTCGCTGCCCCGACCGTGACCGCTGCCGCTGCGGCTGGGTGAACGAGATCCGGCTCGGCGGCTCACCGCTCGTCGAGATCACCGAGGTCAAGATCGACGGCGTCGTGCTCGACGCGAGCGAGTACCGCATCGACGATCACTCGACGCTCGTCCGTCTCGCTGACGCCGACGGTCACGTGCGCGGCTGGCCGGCCTGTCAGAACATGCGGCTCGACGACACCGAGGTCGGCACGTTCTCGGTCGACTACGTCTACGGGGTCGCACCGCCTCCCGGTGGCGTCGCTGCCGCCGCGGCGCTCGGGTGTCAGCTCGCGATGGCGTGCTCACCGGAGACGATCGGCGCCTGTCGGCTCACCGACCGGGCGATCTCCGTCACCCGGCAGGGCGTCACGAAGGCGCTGCGCGACCCGTCGCAGATGTTCCCGAAGGGTCTCACCGGGCTCAACGAGGTCGACCTGTGGCTCGAGTCGTTGCGGTACGGGCAGCGGCAGCGGCCGGCGACGGTCGTCGTCCCTGAGCTCGCTGCTCGTCGGGTACGGCGCGTCGACACCTGAGCGGCCTACTGTCCCCTTCGTGCACATCGGCTACGTCGGGAACTTCGGCCCCGCTCACTCGACCGAGAATCACGTCGCGGCAGACGCGGATGCGATCGGCCATGAAGTGACCCGTCTGCAAGAGAACACGCTCGAGACGTGGTCGATCGACCCGGCCGAGTTCGAGCTGCTGCTCTGGACCCGCACCGGCTGGGACTGGTCTCCGCTCGGGTGGACGACCGAGCAGGCGTGGGCGGCGCAGCAAGATCTCCTCGCTCGAGCAGCTCGAGCGAGCGTGCCGACGGTCGGGCTCCATCTCGACCGGTGGTTCGGTCTCGACCGGCAGCACCAGGTCGACGACGAGCCGTACTTCGACGTCGACCTGCTGTACACCGCGGACGGTGGGCACGACCTCGAGTGGGCCTCGAGGTCGATCGACCACCGGTGGATGCCGCCGGCGGTCTCCGCGGTCGAAGCTCGCCGCGAAGGCAGGCAGCTCCGCTCGTACCGGGCCGACGTCGCGTTCGTCGGGAACTGGTCGCGGTACCACGCCGAGTACCCCGAGCGCCGAGATCTCGTCGCCGCGTTGCAGCGGCGGTACCGGCAGCAGTTCCGCGTCTGGCCTCGCGGCCGCGCCGCGGTCCGTGGTCAGGATCTCGCTGACCTGTACCGCACCGCGAAGGTGATCGTCGGCGACTCCTGCCTCGCGCCGGCGACGAGCGGCCTCCCGATCGAGCGGTACTGGTCCGACCGGATCCCCGAGACTCTCGGCCGCGGCGGGTTCCTGCTGCACCCGTTCGTCAAGGGGCTCGACGAGCAGTTCGTCGACGGCGAGCACCTGCGCCTGTACCGCCACCGCGACGAGCTGTTCGACCTGATCGACTCCTACCTCGCCGACGGTGCCGCTCGAGCAGCGATCGCCGAAGCCGGCCGCGAGCACGTCAGGCGCCACCACACCTACGAGAACAGGATCGAGACCATCGTGAGCGACATCACCGGCGGCGCAGGTACCACTCGACGGGCCCGCCGAGGTCGGCTCGCTGCGAACTTCGAGCTGCGCGAGGGCTCGAGCGACGGGCTCGTCGTCGACGAGATCTGGCGCGACAACGTGTACCGGCTCGACCGCGGCGACTTCGCCGGGCAGACCGTCGTCGACATCGGCGCGAACTGCGGGGCGTTCTCGATCTTCGCCGCGATCGCCGACGCGAACGGCGTCCACGCGTACGAGCCGGGCGCGGCGAACCTGCAGGCGCTCCTCGCCAACCTGCAGGCGAACGGGCTCGACGCGCAGCAGGTGCTCGTCTCGAGCGAGGCAGTCCACGACGGCCGCTCGAGCGAGGTCGTGTTCCACGCAGGCCCGCTCGGCGGCGAGGGAGGCTCGTACACGCACGACGGCGACATCGACGACGGCGAGGTCGCGGTGCCGTCGATCGGACTCGACGAGGTCGTGCGCCGCGCCGGTCACGTCGGCGTGCTCAAGATCGACTGCGAGGGCTGCGAGGCCGCGGTGCTCCTCGGCTGCGCCGACGAGACGTTCGACTCGATCGACCGGATCGTGCTCGAGTTCCACGGGACCGGGACGGGCGGCGCGCTCGGCGAGGGCGAGTGGGCAGCTCTCGTCGAACGACTCGCCGAGCACGGCCACGTCGAGATCCTCGGGAGACCGAGCGCCGGCGGCACGATCTGGTGGGCGTCGTACCGGTGAGGGTCGGGCTCATCGCCAGAGCAGACGACCGCGGCATCGGGTTCCAGACCTGGGAGTTCGCCCGCCACATGCAGCCCGAGCAGGTGCTGCTCGTCCGCGAGCCCGGCGCCGAGCGCAAGGGGTTCATGCCGCACTTCGACCGGTACCCCGGCGCCGACGTCGTCACGTTCGACCCGCGGACGGGTCTGCTGCCCGAGCCGGCGATGCGATCGTTCCTCGAGCAGGTCGACGTCGTGTACCTCGTCGAGACGCCGTACGACTTCCGGCTGTTCTCGATCGCCGAGCAGCTCGGCGTCGCGACGGTCGTGCACGCGAACCCCGAGTTCTGGCGGTGGGACGACCCGACGCTCCCACGCCCGACCGCGTGGTGGCTGCCGACGAAGTGGCGCGCCGAGCAGCTCCCCGACGAGTGCGAGATCGTCCCGGTCCCGGTGCCCGATGCGCCGCCGACCCGGCCGGCGTCGCCGTCCGAGCCGCTCTCGGTCGTGCACGTCGCGGGTCACCGCGCCGCCGCCGACCGCAACGGGACGTCGATCGTGTTCCAGTCCCTGCGCCACATGCGAGGACGGCTGCGCGTGCGTCTCGAGTGCCAAGATCCGCGGCTGCCGTCGATCCGCGGCGGCGCGGTCCCGATCGAGCGGCGTCTCGGCGGCGTCTCCGACCGGTGGCGGCTCTACGACGACGCGACGGTTCTCGCGCTGCCACGCAGGTACGGCGGGCTCTGCCTCCCGGTGCTCGAGGCGATCGCCGCGGGTGTCGTGCCGGTCCTGCCAGCGGTGAGCCCGAACGAGGACTGGCCCGCGGTGACCGTCGCGGCACGGTTCGAGCGGTCGATCGAGACGCCGGGCGGTACCGTCCCGCTCGCTCAGACCGACCCGCGTGCTCTCGCTCGCGCACTGGATGGCCTAGCGGCTGACGAGGACCGGCTGGGCGAGGCTCTCGCAGAGATCGAGGAGTGGCGGGTACGGAATGACTGGGCAGCTCTCTCAGAGGCTTACAGGGCCGCTCTCGGCGCGGCCGTCGAGCGGGCTCGTCGATAGCTACGCGTCGCTCCCGCACTACGCGGAGCACCTGCAGCCCGTTCTCGAGCAGCTCGAGCAGCGCGGCCGGCTCGGTGAACGGTGGGCGCCGAGGCACGGCGAGTGGTGGGGGCGTGCGATGGGTCGGCGTGATCTGTCCCGCCCGGTGCTCGTCGCCGGCTTCGCCGACATGCAGCGGGTAAATCCGTCGCCGGTCGTGCTGCTCGAGCACGGCGCCGGGCAGGCCTACGTCGACACCGACTCGGGCTCGTACTCGGGCGGCGCCGGCTGGGAACGGGCCCGGCTGTTCCTCTGCCCGAACGAGACCGTCGCCCGCCGCTGGCGCGCCGAGTACCCCTCAATCCCCGCCATCGTGATCGGCTGCCCGAAGATG